TGCAACAAATCTTTTGTCACAACAACAAATTTTATTACAATGGAAAACAATATTGATTTTTATTCTTCGTCTTCTCTGCATTTAGAGATGCAAGAAATAACTAAAGAGTTAATGTCACCTAAACAACCAGAAAAGATGTCGAAAGACCCAAGAAAACAAAAGATCAAAGATCTAAAGAATCAAATCAAAGAAGCTCAGGATAATGTAGTAACTGAATTATCTTCTTTAAACCTGGAAGAAGAAGCTAAACTAACCTCAGAAGAGCAAGAGACTAAAAAGAACTCATTTAAAGAAATGTTGGAAGTAAACAAAGTAAACATCAAATCATTAATGGAAGAACTTAAACTAACTAAGATGAATAAACACTCATCTACGTTCTTTGAATGGATGCCGACACTAGCGAATAGAAGAATGAGAAGATCTGCACGTAAACTAAGAAAAGCATGAATTCAATAAACGAATCAGGAATAAAATTAGTACCACTTATTGATATGGCTTTAGTTGTTCTTAACAGAGAAAACCAACTAGCCCCATTACAACACGTAATCCATAACCTATGGATGGGTATCTTCTGGTTAAAGACAGCTTCTGAAAGCTTAGAAGAGTACACAAAAGATACTGTAACAACTGGAGAAGGGGAACGTAAGAGTGATGTTATTCCTGTACCAACATTGTTTGGTACGCAAGAACAGCTACAGTTCATCAAAACTAGTTTAGAGTCTTTAACTAAAGATCTAGATCAAACAGCAGATAGTTTATCAGCTATTCCTTCTGTACAGTACAAAGTACAAAGAAGCTTAGATAAAGTATACGAAGGATTATTTAATAATGATTTAGCAATTAACTATTACCAACAAATTACCCATGCAAGAGCAGGAAAAAAGTAAAGAACTCGAAACTGAAGAGATTGAAGTAGGTACAATACAAGATGAATCAGATGATTCTTTGTATTCTGAACAACTACTCAGAAGTATTATCATGTCGTATGAGTCTAACTTTAACAAGTTAAACGATAAACATGAAATCAAATACTACCTTACCCTAACAACCCAAAAAGTTCCTACCAAAGAAGGTAACAAAGATGTAGCTTACTTAAGGCTGGAAAAAGCAGTTAGAAGTAAACAAGCCATTATTGAAGATCCTAATCTTCCTAGTGAACTTAAACTTCCTGAATGGAAAGCTTCTCTTGTACACACAGAAGGTTATGTGTTCAAAAACATAGCTGAACGGGTTAATCCTAAATCAAGATGGAAGGATTACTTATTTCAATCTTGTATTGCTAGATTAGTTGCTGCTGGGTTAGAGTATGCTGAGTTACTTCAGAGAATGAAACAAACTAACTTAGATGAGTTACAATCTACAGAACCTAAATCAAACATTGAGATTGTGAAAGAAATGCCTAAAGCTTTAACTCCTGATGAAGAAAAGTACAAGGCTTGGATTAAAGCTGAACGAGCTAAAGAAGGACTAAACTAAATAAATAATATGGAACAAAAACCAACAATTGGAAGAATAGTACACTATCACACTACAGAAGATGATAGAAAATACTTTGCAAGCCAAAGTAATGTATGGCACACACATAACCAAGCTTACACATTACCAGCAATTATTACTGCTGTGTGGAGTGATAACTGTATCAACATACAGATTATGGTAGATGGGTCAGGCCCGAACTTATGGAAAACAAGTGTTAACCAAGGTGTACAACCTGGAATGTGGACTTGGCCTGAACGTGTATAATTAAATGAACCAATTTAAACTAAACCCAAAAACACCAGGGGGATTTGTAAGAATCCTTTCTGGTATTTTTATCTCTTCTTCTAATCCACATGGTTTAACAACCAAGGAATTAAAGTTAGTTACTGTACTTCTTTCTATTCTTTCTAACCAAGAAGAGATAACAAAAGAAGTAAGAACACAACTATGTAATTTAACTAACAACAAGATGCAAGTAATGGTTAACTATTTAAACATCTTAAAAAAGAAGGGGGTTATAGTTAAAAATAAACTACATCCAATATTTTACAACCAACAAATACTGATTGAATGGACAAGATAATTGCTAATCACTTAATCTTAAAAGAAGTAGCTCAAGAACTTGGACTACCTTTAAAAGATGTTAAAGAAATTATTGAGTGTCAATCTGAGTACACCAAACTTGTTATCGAACAAGGTAGTTGGGATAATGTAAGATGGCCTTATCTTGGTGTATTCAAATGTAAGACAAAAGAACTAATGATGATTAACTACTTACAAGGATTAGATCCTATTCAACAAGCAGAGTTCAAGAAAGCAGTAAGAACAGGTAAAATAAAATTACAACCAGAATGACCCTAATTGATATTCTTTTGAAAGAAGGTTGGAAACCGCACAGAAAGTTGTTTAAAGATGGGGAGTTTATTTATGAACCAACAACTTTTTCTAACTACTACTCTAGTTTAGGTTCAGGTAACATGGACTACAGATTCCTAAAAGGTGGAAAAGAAGTTTTGTGGGGGCTAAATGAAAGACGAAAACCAGCTACATTACATTGGCCAACAAGTTTTATTCCAAGTAGTAACATGACCTTAACAGACGATACAATCATAAGATATTTAAAAGACAAAGATCCTCAAACAGTATACAATCAAATACTAAACCATTATGATAACAATTGAAAAGACAACATTAAAGAATCTTGTTCTTAAATCAGAACCTGACTTCTTGGCACAGATTAACCTACAGATGAATGGGTATGGAACTATTAATAAGTTTGCTAACGAAGATGTGTGGGTTTGGAACAAAGAAAGATTCAAAGACATGGATGAGGTACAATTAACTTATGTTATACTCCAAATTACAGAATAATGGTTACACTAGATCCAAACTACAATTTCAATGATCCTTTAAAGCTTACTGTAATCTTTAGAGATCCTGTCTACAAAGATGAAGAAGATCAAAACAACACTGAACTTCTTCATGAACTAGGTATTAAGGTTGAAACAAAGATAGAAAGAGAATTTACAGAGCACTCTGGAGAAGTCTACATAACCTGGGAACAAATAACAGCTATTAAATCTTATCCATACAAAGATGATTGGAAGACATTTAAAGGTTCTAAGTTTTACATTAGTTGTTATGATACTTCTAACGATTACTTAGTTTATGGAGATGTAAATACAATTGTAGGTTATTGGACAATGTTTAGAAATTTGGGAAATGGAGAATAGTAAAGCTGTACTAATACAGAACACAGAAAATGCGTCTGACCAAAAAGTAGTAATTACAGGAGAGTATGGTATTTCAAGAGAAATAAGTGTTGCTGATTTTGAGTATAGAAAAAGAATTACAGAACTCAGTAAAATATTAGTAAATTATTCTTTTAAAGAAATTGGGCAAGCTATGGACTTAAATAGAACTTTACAAGATTATTATGTAAGTGACACTCCTACAGATAAAACAGTTTTTAATAATGGCGACTTTAAATATATAATAACTTTACATGGATTGGCTGAGAGTAAATAGTGATGGAGATCTTGAGTTTGTAATGGAAGAAGTTAAGCTTGTTCCTGAAGTACAAACTTTGCTTTCCCTTAAGTACAACAAAGATACGAAAGGAGATATGGATGGCAGGAAGAAACTTAAAGCTTTAAACGAGCTTAAATATATGTACTTAGTGTATTCTCCAAAGTCCCCATATAAAGATTATCTTACTGAAAAGGAGAAAGTTCAGGAAGCAAAAACTGATTGTAATTTTACTGAATTCTGGGTAGAATCTCCTGAACTTAAATTAGCTACAGTTAAGTACTTAAAAGGTAATGAGAACAAAACAACTAATTCAGTTAAAGTAATTACTAAGTTCTTGGATAAGTTCTCAACACATTTAGAGAGTATTGACTTGAACGAAAGAAACTCTAGTGGTAGTTTAGTTCATGATCCAGGTAAGATTATGGCTACTCTAGAGAAAGTACCCTCATTTGTAAAAACATTAGAGGAATTAGAGAAGAATAGTAGATTAGGTTTAGTAGCTGCTCCAACATCTAAAGGTGATCATGAATTAGGTTGGAAAGCAATGAGACAAGATACTGGTAAGAAAAGACCTAAACAAGCTGAGGAAGAAGTTGAATAATGGAAAGTTTAATTCAAGATATACCAAGAAAGATTAGAGGGAAGTTTAACAAAGACTTACTTCTTAATACTTACTTTGAACACACAGAACTATTTAGTCCTGCCGCAAATAAATTCCTTAAAGAAGGAAAGTATTGTGGTGAGGTGTATAACTCAAAGAAGTACAATATCTTCTGGTCACAAGAAGAAGAAAGATGCCTATATGGGTATGAGAATCCAATAACTAAACTTTGGATACCTGGGAAGTATTATCACTTCTTGAACTACAAGCAAATGAAGACTGTAGAGAAAGGAGTAGCTGTTTCAAAACGGGTTACCTCGTTTCCTAATTTTTGGCCAATACATTACTTTTTTGCTTGCGACTATAACTTAGCCATTACTAATGGTTTGAATCTTGCTATTCTTAAACCTCGTGGTACAGGGTTCTCAGAATTAATGGCATCATTTGGTGTTCATGAATATACCTTCCAAACAGAAACTCCTGTGTTTTACTTTGTTGCGGTAGAGCGTTACTTAAACAAAGATGGTGTACTCTCTAAAGCTTGGGATCAGATAAATTTCCACAACGCTTCTACTGAAAGAGCATTTAAACATCTTAGACAATTTAAAGACCAAGACTTATACAAGAAAGCTAGTTTCTTAGATCCAGAAACTGGAGCTGAAGTTAAAACTGGTGGAGAGATACAAGGAGCTGTAATTGATCATCCACGTAAGCTTCGTGGTGCAAGGGGGTTTGTAAACTTTGAAGAAGGTGGGTCATTCCCTAACTTAGAGTCATCTTGGATGACAGCAAAAGCTTTAGCGGAAGAAGGTGGTGTTAAATTCTCTATGATGTGTGTGTGGGGAACGGGTGGAGAACAAGGCCCAGGTATAGCAGGACTAGAAAATATCTTTGGTAACCCTGACGTATTTGATTGCTTACCTTTTGAAAACTGTTGGGAAGAAAGTTTATTACCTAAAGATCACGGTTTCTTCTTCCCTGCTTGGGCTAACATGACTAGATTCATGGATAAGTGGGGAAACACAGACTTTGATAAAGCTAAACAATACCACGACCAACAAAGAGAGAAAGCTGCAAAAGGTTCATCTAACTTAATGGACAAACAAATAGCTGAGTATCCATATACTCCTATGGAAGCTTTGATGCGGTTAAACAACAATCCATTCCCTGTTGAAAAACTACAACGTCACTTAAGAATGATCGACTCAACTCCAGATGTTTCTGGTATTCTTAAAAAGGGTGAGTTTGAAGTTGAAGAGGGACAGATTGTATTTAAACTTAACCACAAACTTG